ACTATCTAAAATAAAACTTGTATTAACTTCACCTTTACTAACATCCTCAGCAACAGATAACATTGTATTGTATATTGCTCTTTCTTTTAAGAACCGTTCAGTATTTGAAGTTAATTCTTCATCATTAAAGTTCTTATCGATATTAGGAAAATTCTTTACAACTGATCTAAAACTTTCTTTTAGTTCATCATTAATTAAGTATGATTTTAATTCAGTAATAGTAGGTATACTCTGCCTCTTAATATAAAAATTAGTTATTAAACCAAAAACAGTCTTAATATTTTTATCATTAAAGTAGTCCGGCTTTATATGGTCTATAATTTGAGTTAAATAACTTTCGTTAGTTAAGCTCTTATAAACTATAACTTGCTCATAATAATCTAAATTTAATCTTCCTATATCTTCCATTATCTTCTTTCAATATCCTCTTCAATGCATTTTTCACCATATTGTATTTCACAAATAACACACATACTATTACCAATATTAGCTGGTTTATGCCACTTTTCAACTGGTATATCAATAAAATCATTTTTATGATATATATTACCGTTAAGAGATAATTCCCCTTCTAAAATAAACCAATGTTCATTTCTTTTAAAATGTTTTTGATCACTTAACGATTTACCCGGTTCAATATGTAAAGTTTTAATTTTATAATCTTCACCTTCAGATAAAACATGGTACCAACCCCATAATGGTTTAATTACTTTTCCCATTTTTGTAAAATCCAACTACTGCTATTTTTTTTATCTTCTCCACCGACCCCGAACATAAAAATAACATCATCAAAAATCATTTCTGGAATATTTTCTTTTGTTCTATCACCACCATTAGCAAAAATTATCTGAGAATATGGGTATAGCATTTTTACATTTTTTATAGCCTCAGTAGCTGTATCATCTGTATCATTGAATAAAATACAACCATCAACATATCTAATAGATGATATAATTGAGTAACGTTCCTTTTCAGGTAAAAAGTTTTTACCTTTTTTACGGACCAACCAATCATCAGAGTTTAAACCTACTATTAGTTTATCTCCAAGTTTACGAGCTGCTTTAAGATATGCTAAATGACCGGAATGTAAAGGGTCAAAACCACCTGTTATTAATACTATTTTTTCCATTTGTTTATAAAATATTTTTGACCTTCGTAGAATTCTTTGTTAGGGTTGGTTAATCCTGGGCTTGAATGAATTACTGGAATGTCTACTACCCCTATTTTAACGTTATTTTTATTACATTCTAAACTAAAATCTAAATCATAGTAATGAAACTTAGACGGGTAAGACTCATCAAATTTTACATTAGTAGGTAAACTTCGTATATTAATACCGATAAAGACCCCATCAATAACCAAAACACGACCTGGAATAGGACCAAACGAAGTATACAGATATTGGTCAGGATGTCCGTGAGCAACATTTCCTCTTTGGTCCTTTCTTTCGGACATAAGATGCCATAAGGCAGGTTCTTTAACCTTGCATGTACTAGCCCCTGCGAGACCAAAAACTGTGTATATTTTTCCATAATTGTCCAACCTATGCAACAAATCCCCGCAATTAATAAAAACGTCGTCATGGACAAACACGCAGATATCAACGTTATTACTACGAGCGTCTTCCAAAAAGCTGTTATAACAACTTTGCAAACTTTTAATATTTTTTTCTTCATAATGTACTGGTAGATCGTGATATTTTATTTTAAGAGATTTATATAATAATGTATCCTCCTTTATACCCTTGGTTGCCGTATAAATTTTATATTTCATTGATAATCATTCCTATCATCCATTTCAGGTTTATTATCTCTATTCCATATCATACCCATAATATTCCATAAAGCTGCTCCTAAATGGTCTTCAGTATTATCCCCGTTAAAATCCTGCATTAAATGTCTCATAGTGCTATCATATAAAACTGAATGCTTCATACCTTTCTTCCAGTTATTTTCACCATAAGCATCTGCACCTTGCAAGTATCTGACCATAACGTCATTTAAAGCTTTATGAGGTACTAAACTCATACGTAACTTATTATCAGCATTATCTCTTTGCGCCCCAGTTTCAAACTGCCGCGGTTTGCCAGTTTTTTTAAGTTGTTTACTATACTTCATCTATTATATTATAGATAGGTTCCTTAAAGATTATATCTTGTGAATTAAAATCATTATCTTCTAAAGTAAAGTTTTTTCCTAACCATTTTTTATAGAAAATAGCACCTTCACTTTTCGTATCTGAATTAACATAATAAAAACTTATTTTATCTTTATTTTTATAAATAGCATTTTTTATTAACAATTTAGCAATGCCTTGACCTCTACTATCTTTAGAAGTAACTATATAGTAAGTTTTTAAACTATCTTTATATTTATCATTAACTGTATATGCATGTAAACCTAAAACTTTTCCGTTATCATCTGTACATACTTCTATAGGGTACTTAGACCACCAATCTCTACCTGACCAAGTATGGCCAAAAGTATTTAAAATAAAAGAATTAGTATTCTCAAAGATAAATTTTATAAATCTCAATTTATCTATTTCAGTTAAGTTATCAATTGTAACGTATTTAATATTCATAATGTTAAAAATGGTGAGTTATATACGAAACCATCTAACTCTGTTAGACCTTCATATGAATAGTTATAAAGTATACCCTGTAATACTTCTTTATAGCCCTTACCCTTAATTGATGATATATTAGCATCTTTGTAAAACAACGTACTACCTTGTCTTGCCACATAAACGTTCATCGTTTTTATGTTAACTATCCAAAGAGCGAAAGTACCTTTAAGCTTTTCTATAGTATATAAAATATTTTGTACTTCAGTTTCTACATCTTCACACGGCCCATGTTCATATTCAAATTCATCTAATAATGCTGGTATTATACTACTATCTACAGGGTTATCATGCATCGGAATATACTCATCTATTAATTCATTATAATTAGTTAATACACCATTATGAGCTACTATCCAATCCCCAACCCAGAATGGATGGGATGTTTCCTCATTCCAATCCCTACCAGTCTCTGTTGGAGCTTGATTATGGCCAAGGTATAAATGACCTTTTTGATCAGGTATTTTAGTTTTATTCCAGTCTATATTATATTTTTCTTTGACTATATTATAATTTGCTTTATTATAACAATAAAATATACCAGTAGAAAAGTTACCCCTTTCTTTATTAGCCTGTTGTAAGACTTCAAAAGAAGTTAAATCGTTACTACAATAGATACCACACATATATCTATATTATAGTATAAAATTAAAAAAAATCAATAAATAATAATATGAGTTTACATAACTGGTCAAATAAAAAAATAATCGTCGAAAATACATCAAGTTACATGGATCATGAAGACTTTGATATTGTAGAAGAAGCTAGGGGTAAAAAAATTGTCGATCCTATTAGAGCTAAACTAATGGGAATGGAAGATATTCGTGATTTAAAAGGTACAATGACACCTAGATATTTCGCAACTAAGGTAATTAGATTTTTACAAAGAGAAAACCCTGAATTAGATTTGGAAAATTTATCTGATAATGATATACAAAATGCTATAAATGTAGTCTCTCAAGTTTCTAAACCTTTAGCCGGTAGATCAGATGTTAAAATTACCACGAGAGAAAGAGGAGCTGCTAAACAAGGTCTTAAGAAAGGTGATACTGGTTTTGAAACGTTACAATTAAATCTAGGTGATGATACATCTTTAGATTCACAGGGTGGTGTAGGTGATAATGATTTATACACGGTTGTTAGTGACGGTTTAAAGTATAGAGTTACCCTTAATAGCTTTAAAGGTACAAAAATTAATTTAGATGATATATCCCAAGATGATGTAGTATCGGTGGTTATTGTAAAACCAAGTGAATTAGAAACAGTTGATAAATTTGGCGGTGAAATAGAAATGGGTCAAAGAGAAAAATTAGTTGCTGATTTTCCTGAAGGTGAAGAAAATGGTATGGCAAATGCAATTAACGCTGTCAAACATATGAGTCAACAGGATCAGGTTGGTGCACCTCCTGAAGATGAAATTGATTACAAGAAAGCAGATATTGATAATGATGGTAAGGTTTCTGAATACGAACATGCACGTGCAAAAGCAGCTTTCGGCGATGATGATGAAGATGCTGAAAATCCAAAAGAAATTCACCGTTTAGATAAAGACTTAGATGATGATGGGGAAATTACCGATTACGAAAATGCAAGGGGAGAAGCTATTGCCAACGCAATGAAAAAGGAAAGAGATAGAGCTGGCCAATCTCATGCAAGAGCAGTTGCTGACCACTATGAAGATGAAGATGAACCTGCTGAAGATAATATATTACCTGTATTAGGTTTAGGTATTGCAGGTGGCGCAGCAGGTGCTGTTGGTAACCATATAATGAAAAAGGTTTTACCAAAAGATGAAGATGCTGAAAGATGCCCAGTTACAGGCAAGCTTAGAAAAAAATCAGAATCAGAAGAAGAAGAGCAAGTTGCAATGTCACCTCAACAGATAAATGATTACTTACTAAACCAGTACAGACAAAGAATGCAAAATGCTCACTCTCACGAAAGAGTTAATAGACACGGTTATTAATATATTATAGATTTACAATTATTATCTCTATAAACTGAATCTAATTTATCTTGCTGTTTATACTGCAACGGGTCTTGCAATCCTGCATCTACAAACCCTTTTAGTCTCAAAGCACTACTTGCACTATTAGCATCGCATGGATATTCACCAGAATAACAGGTATATGTATCTGTAAAATTGACTCCAAGCTCCACCCCATATAAAATAATCTCTTTTTTACTCATTGTTAGTAGAGGAGCTCTTACTCTAACATCTACTTCACGGTTTAATAAGCAAATCTGATTTATTTTATCGACAAATTGAACTGAACCGTCCCAATAACCAGCAAGACTATCAGCTTCTGCTGCACCATACCATACTTCATCAGCTTCCATTTTTTCTGCATATGATAATAATATGCTTAAAAACATTAAATTACGGAATGGTACATATGACTTAGGTTGAGCTTCACCCATTATATCTTTTACATCAGGTGTGTCTATATCATCATTAGTAAGAGAAGATGTATCAGCTATATCTTTAATATAAGTAACATCTAATAATTTATTAGTAAATGTAACATTAGGGAAGTCATGCTTGGCATTTACTAATTGCTTTTCAGCTGCTTCTAACTCTTTACTATGGCGTTGACCATAATTAAATGTTACGGTATGAACTTCATTATACTTTTCAGCTGCTTTATATAGCAAAACAGATGAATCCATTCCCCCGGATAAGGTTATAACTATTTTATTCTTCTTCTTCATCGTTTACTTCGTCTGGTATAATTTCATCTTCATCAGAGTTATTACTGTATTTCCATTCTTGTTTAATTTTTTCTTCTACAACTGGTATAATAGTATTATCCCATAATTCTGTATCATCTTTCCATTTACTATAATAACCAAGTTTCTTACCATCTGGTAAAGTATAAGTAGAACCAGTTTGTATTACTGCCCCTAAACCTACTGCAAGATCTAATAACCCATAATACTTGTTTAAACCTCTATCAAAAGATAGATACATTTCACCTTGTAAATATTGCTTAACGAATCTATTTTTAACCGTTAATGCTCTAAGAATAACTCCTGAATAATTCTTCTGCCCTACAGCTAACTTACCATCTGTATTTTTATCCTCTTTAACTGGCTTACGAGCTAATTGAATAGTAACTGAAGGTAGGTAAACAGTAGCAGTACCACCAGGCATTGCTTTAACCAAAGAAGGAAACATCGCAGCAGGGTCTTCATAGATATGATTAGTAGCTAGAATAGTAGTTTTAGTTAATCCTGATAACTGAGTTAAGGTCCGTAATAAAGATTTCATAGCTTTAGCTCTACTACCCATATCTGCACTTACATTACCTTTTATCTGACGATTAATCTGCAATTGACTTTCCATATTACCTAAAGAATCAATAGCAATAATAAACTTACCTTCTTGACCCTTTTCTTTTACTTTAGTTAAGAAATCAAAAATAGTATTACGACATTCTTCAATACTAAAAACAGGTACATATTTTACCTTGCTTACATCTAAACCTAATGCTTCTGCTCCATCTCTATCAATAGCATTTTCACTATCAAAGATAACTGGGGTTAATCCTTCTTTCTGGGCATTGGCTAAAATCTTTTGTAATATAAAACTCTTACCAGTCATACTAGGACCAGCTAACAATGTCATTCTATTTTTCGGTATACCACCGAATAAAGAACCTGATACAATACCATTTAGTACCATAGAGCCAGTATCTATCCAACCATCCACATTACTTAGAGCGCTCTCATTTAAAAACGAGGCGTACGGGTTAGATTTATCAATTATAGATAATACATCATCAGTTTCTTTACTCATATATACTATTATAGTATATGATTATCGTTTATCAATAAATTCTTTAAACTTATCAGCATCTTTTATTTTTTCAAATAGCATTGTATGCTCATAGACATTTGTCCATTTCATTTCATCCCATTGCCATTTTTCAAAATTTGCTTTACAGTAATCCACATACTCCATTTCCCAATCTGAATGGAATGGTACAGGAAATGAATTAGATTTCCATTTAAATTTATAATCAAATATTTCTTGAGGAGTCATCATAGTAAGCCTCTCATACTTTTGATATGAGAGGCTAATAATAATTATATTTTATTTTTTTTATTCGTCATCAAAAAGCTTAATAACTTCCGGCTCTCCACCTTCGCTATTAGGTGTATCTACTGCAACTAATTGTGGGTTTACAATACGTTGATATTGTTCGACAATTCTCGGTTCGATATTAAAATCTGAACCTACTGCAATATTGCTCTTAGGGTATGTAAAGAAATTATTTCTAACGTCATCATCACCAGGACTTACAAATTCTTGGAAAAATAATGGAAATAGCTGCACTGCCATTTGACCATTTTCTTGCTGTTGTACCGTAATCATAACCGGGTTTTTAACCTTTAATGAAACATCAGTTTCTGTTTCTACCTCGCTAAAAATAGCTCGGCCTGCGTTATCAATAAATGTAATATAATTTTTTTCTGCCATACTATTATTTTAATATATTTTTTTTATAAATCAACCTAAAAGATCGAATAAATTAGTCTGGACTGCATTACCAGGTTTTTGAATAGCCCACTTAACATTATCATAAAATCTTTCAATAACTGCATATAGATTTTTCTCGAACATCTTATCATAATCTACATGAAATATCTTTTTAAACTCTTCTGGGTAATAATATTTGTATGCTAAACTTGGTAGATTGTAAGGGTTAGGTTGCTGTAAATAAAAGTATCTAACCTTATCACCAGAACTAATAGTTTCATATTCCTTTTCAATATTAAACTTTTTAAGCAACATATTATGATAGTAAGCAGCTTTAACGTGGATAGGCATGCCTTTTGCAGTCTTCCAATCATCACATTGACCAGCATATTTTTCATAACCTTTTAACCCGGATACAAACGTTATATCTTCAACTGGTAAGTCAATGAATATTTTATAAACTTTATCTAGTACGGCATTCGTTTCAGCAAGACTTTGAGTAGATAACATCGTTTCAATAATATCTTTAACATGAGGTTTAATAGCATCTGGCATTGTACTTCTTACAACTTCAACCCCGGTATACTTATACTTATCCATCGGTATACCCTCATCATCTAAAATATGCATAACATAACGTTTCTTCTGTAAGAATATACCGGTATCAGCAATTACTTCTCGTTTAAAGATAAATCTACAGTCTTTTGAATTTAAGTTTTTAGTTCCCCATACTTTTATTTCATCATTTAAGAAGTCTTCAATATTCTGGACCTCATCGTGAAATGCTTGAGTTAACATACCATTTTCATCTGTAAAAGTCAGACCTGCTTTAACTAAAGGTTTAACTGAAATATAACTACTATCAGTATCATTATATATGATACAATCATTCAGAGTTTTTTCATCCTCAATATTAGCTTTTTCTTTAATATACCTTTTAAGTAATTCGTTGGATTGTTTAATAACTGCTTGACCAGTTAAAGTAATTGAAGCTGCAATATCATCATCCCCAAAAGGTGCATGCTTATTACCAAAATAACCATAAATTGAATTAATTAAAACTTTAATACATAATTGCTTAGCATCTAATTGATCGATTTCAAATTTAAGGTCCTTATTTTTTACCTTACTCTTTGAATACTCTCTTTTAAGTTTTCCTAGTTTAGTTTTTACTACAACTCGTTTATCGTAATAATAATCTAAAATTTCAGGCATCACCCCTTTAAACTTTTGAGTAAATAGCACGTTAGCTTTACTAATAGCTATCTCTTCCTTTTTACAGAACTTTAAAAACTTTTCATGAGTTAAAGTAAAGACCTGACCATTAGCATGACGTATAACTATTTCATTATCATTTTTATCTTCAATCTTACCCACTTTAGTTTCTGGAGACATATTTAGAGATATCATCACATTCGGGTATAGAGAGTTAGCATCAAACGATATAATATTTTCTTGAAAACCTTTCAAAGGTTCACCAACAAATGCACCTGGATTCTTACCTGTATCAGCATTCCTAATAAACGAAGGTACACACTGACCACGCTTCCTTGATATAACAGCTGTTGCACCGTTGATCACCGAAAGGGATCCCATAGCAGCTTCGAAGGTAGTTAGGCCAACGTAAGCCAACATCTTAATTAGTTCTGTATACTTTAGTTTATCTTCTAAGTTAGTTAGCAGTCTAACGTCCTGAATATTATATTCAACAAACGTTTGCCAATCGGTATCAGCAAGAGTAGCTAGATTCATATTACCAAAATCTACTTTCTTCTCACCCAACTCTGCCTCACCTATTGCATCAAGTTTATAACTTTCTTTTACCCCAACTGAGAAACGTTTATATACATCTAAATAGTCAATTAATGAAATACCTTCAACATACCAACGTTGTTGTTCTTGACCGAACTGACCACGTATTGTTCTACTATAAACCTTACCAGAAGGTGATATTCTATTAGTCCATTCCTCACCAAGTATACGAGTACATCTATTTAAGATATACGGTAAATCAAAAAACTCACTATTCCAACCTGACATAATATCAGGGTAGTCCTTTTCAACATACTCAACAAACTTCATAAATAACTCTCTTTCTGAAGAGCAATTCACATATGTTACATCCTTATCTTTATTATTATACTCACCTAAACCAAATGTATGGTATTGACGATTTAATGAATCAAAGCAAGTAATAACATTACATGTATGAGTAGGATCTTGAGGATTAGGAAACTCATCCGGGGAATAAGTCTCGATATCTAAAAACATAACCTTAATAGGGTTTTTACTAAATTCAGTCGTTTCGTTAACCTTCCAAAAAGTATCAATTAAGTATTGCTGGACCGCAGGTTGGTTTTCAAAGACCCTTTTAATTCCAGTATCTTTAATATACTTGAATCTATCATACTGAGTCCTAAAACTCTTTTTAACTAATTTAGTACCAAATATAGACTCATAATCACCCTTTCCTTCAACATACAAATAAGGGTCATAGGATGTAGTTACTTTAATTCTTTTACCATCGGTATCCCAGGTAAATAAATTAATACATCTTTCACGGGGATCATAGTATATATTACGATAACTCACCCATTAATTATATCGTAGTTCCTAATTATATCTACTTAGATTAACTCTTTTTGGATCACCAACATTATATTGATACAATTCGGTATAACAATCGATATTTTTATCATCTTCTAACCATCTAGTATCGGCATATTGACGACCTTTTCTACAAAGAGCTTTATAACGTTTTCTATCTTGTAGAGTATATTCTATTTGATTAATCATTTCATCCCCAGTTTTAAACTTTATTGGAGCGTTATCATATGTACACATATCTTGACAAGCAATGGGTAATCCGAGTGCACAAGATTCAATATATTTTAAATCTGATTTTGAACGGTTAAAAATATTATCTTGTAGAGGGGCAACTAACATATTGACGTTAAGATCATATAAACCCTGACCATATTCATATAATGTTTTCCATGGGTGAAACTCAACTTTACCGGAGCGTACCAAATCCATTAAAGGTAAAGGGTGAGCCCCTAAGAACACCCATTGAAACTTATCAGCAGTTTTTCTTATAACATCGTTAACGTGGTAAAAATCGTCTTCAAATTTAACCCTTTGTTCTACATCAAAATGAGCTCCGGAGCCTGCGTATAAAATTCTTGGTTTCTTTTTATTACGATCATAGCTTTCCATCGTTCTTGCATTATCGTAAAATCTATCTATCCAAAACTTAGGCATAAAATTTGGTATAACAGTAACATTTTTATTACCTGTTTTTTCCTTATAATAATCCCGCATAAACGGGCAGGTAACTGTAATCTCATCACACATAGCCATCATCTCTTGCGCGGATTTTCTTATTGCAGGGTCGGTAAATGCTGTCTTATATTTGTTATAATCTGGTATATCTTCAGAAAAACAAATATCATCAATCTCATATATTAATCTAAAATTATTCTTATCTGCTAATTGTCTTAACCATTTTACAAATTGCAATTGCTGAGGCGTAGCTTGTCTTTGAATGCGGACACCTTTCGCCTGTACATAATATCGCTCATCTAAATTCATTACTGTTGTACCATGTACACAAGCTTTACTATGAGCGTTCATTACCTGTTCAGGCCAAATCATTCTCCAATGTCCGCATCCAGAATAGTCTGCATAATAATTTAAAAATCTCGGCAAACCTTCCTCTGCAGATTTCGGAGGAGCTGCTACTTGTCTCGATTGCATATGCGCTTGCATAGGCGATTGAAACGGGTTACCTTGCTGAAATGGTCTGTTACCTTGTATAAGCATAATATTAATTAATCAATAAAATTTACTCTTCTAGTGATACCATTGTGTTTTTCTAAAAATATAACATCACCGTTAGCTGATTTTATACTTTCTTTCCGATGACTAATAACCATTACACATTCATTATATTTTTCAACTCTTTCATTTAATATTTCCAAAACTAAATCTACCCCTTTTTCATCTAAACTACTATCAAATAATTCATCATAAAAACTAAGATTATAATAGACATCTCCTTGGGATTTTCTCATATCCATAAAAGAAAATAAACAAGCTAAATCAATAGCTTTTCTCTCAGCCCCTGAAAAGTTATTATAAAGGCATATCTTACCTTTTTCATTTACGATTTCTTCTTCGAAATATTCATTAAAAACACATACACAATTACTATCTAATTTTTTCATGAAATGAGTTAACTTACCATTAAAATGAGATAATATTTTCTTCACAATAAAGCTCTTGACCCCTTCTTCACTTACTACAAATTTAACCACATCCATAAGATTTATAACCTTTTTAAGGGAATCTATTTCTTGTTTTATACCATTAATTTTATTTGTAGTTTCACTTATTAAATCATCAAATGAATTCGTTTCATTTTTAATACTATCTATATCAGTTTGATATTGATTAATAATATTCTCTATTTCAGATATATTACGTTCAAGATAAGAAATATTATCTTTTTGATTTTTTATACTTAAAAGTTTATTATCTATTTTCGTTTTAGCTGTAGAATAACTATTAATTTCTTTAACTATATTTTCATAATCTTCTTTGTTATATTTTATATCATTTAATATATCGTCTAGTATAATATTAATTTTTTCTTTTTCTTCTTCAATTAAATCTTTATCATGATCTTCTAAAGGTCTTAAACACATAGGACATGTAGCTTCGTCTGTACCAATTTTTGTTAATGTGCTTTTATTAGTAGTTAAATTAGTTTTTAACTGTACAATTTTTTCATACTTTTCATTTTTAATATTTTTTAAATCTACTATTTCTTCATTTAGTTTTTCGGATTTATTAATATAAGGGTTTTCGTCCAACGATTCAACTGTATTTTTTTCTTCTTTATAACTTTTTAAATCATTATTTTTTACATTTATTTGATTTTCAATTCTATCAATTCTTTGATTTTTATTTTCTTCGAAGTTATCAACTTGCTGTTGTTGTGTATTTAAATGATTATTAGTTTCCTCTAATCTAGTAATTTCAATATCAAAATTACGTTTTATTTCGTTGTGCTCATTACGTAACTCACCCAACATTTTACTAAAAATTTCTAAGTTAAATATTTGTTCAATAAACTTACGTTTTTCTGTTTTACTCTTACCCATGAAAGGTACATGATTATTAAGAGTCATAATAACACAGTTTTGAAATATTTCCGGTGTTGATGATAAAATAGTATTGATATATTCATTTGTATTAGCAATACTATCTCTAGTCTTATCATTACCATTTTTATAAACATACACTTTACTAGGGTTTAAAGTACGTATAATATCGAATTCATTAACACCGTGTTTCGGGTCATCGATAGTAAAAGATAATTGAACTTCACATGTACCAGAAGTTAAATTATTAGCTATAAAGTTCTTCTTGATATCTCTTAAAGTTTGTCCAAATATAGCAAAGTATAACCCATCAGCAATAGTACTTTTACCGACACCGTTTCTTCTATCTTCTTTATCTCTATTAACACCAGTTACAATATGTAACCCTTTTTCAAAATTTACAGTTACAAACTCCTCACCTATAGACAGGAAGTTTTTTATTTTTAACTCTTTAAAGCATACGTATTTCATTTAACTCTTTCATATAAAGATGTAGAATAATTTACCACATCTTTTTTATTTTCAATATCTAACATATTAACAAACTCTTCAATTGCATGTTTAATATCAACACCTGATAAATCATAATCTTCATCATTTTCAATCTTAAGTTTATTATAATTTACATCATAGTCAATCCTTAATTCGACTGGCTTATATGTAGTTAATTTAGTAACTAACGCATCTAAATGATCAGTACTAATATTTCTATCAATAATTAATTTAATAATATTACCAGGTAATGAGTCTTTAAATACATTTTCTACATCTGTTATATTCATTAGTTTAGATAAAATTATTTTAATATGCTTTGGTGTAATATTATTTTCAAAAAATTCATATGACATTTCATCTAAATCTAAAAGATAATAACCTTTTGTTTGCATTGTATCTCCAAAGTCCATTTCATAAGGATTACCAACATAGATAATAGAGCTATCTTGTTTCTTATAATGTTTTTCATCCCTTGCATGAAAATGCCCGGTGAATATTAATTTAGATTTCTCGACTAGTATATCAGGGTCATCCCCATGGTCACATATTTTAAACATATTCATTTTAAAATTTTCTAGTTCAAAATGACCAAATATTAAATCACTATTCGGTATATCATCTATTTTCGTACCCCATGGGCAAAATGATATTAATTTACCTTTATAATCTACAGTAGCAAGTTTATCATATACTGTTAAGTTTTTATAACCTTTAAGAATACTTAAACTATTAATTTCTGATGTATCTTTATACCATGCATCATGATTACCAGTTATCATAGTAATATTAAAATCCTTAAACTTATCTAATAAATCTTTAGCAAAATTTAAAGTCTTAACTGAAATTTCATCTCTATAATGAAAAAAGTCACCACAAAATATAATATCTTTAATACCCTGAGACTTTAAATTGGTAATATACCAATCAGCCCATTTATTAGCTATACCCAACCAGAAATCATTATTCTGGTGTACACCTAAATGTATATCAGAAAATATAGCTACTTTATTCATTCGGTTCTGTATCTACATCATCATACATCGGTTTAATATAAACCCGACCATCCATTGAATTTAACATTTCCTGTTCATAAATTTTCTCTTTATATTGGCTTAAGGTTTCAGCATGTTTCTTTTCCTTTTTAATTCTATTAATAAAAGCATGGAATGCAATAGTAGTAAAATATGAAAATGGATTGTATTCAGAATCTACATTAAATTTTTTATTAGTAACTGCTGTATACATCTTAACCAAAGCATCCCCTACCATTTCATCTCGATAAGTGTAGTTAATAAAATTAGATGAATAACTCAAACCATGAGCAATTTTATGAATCATTTCACCTAATTTAGGTGTACAATCTTCACATTCATAATATGCAACTAGTTCAGCTTTTAATTCACGTGGATCTACATAGTATTCAGTCTTTTTTGGTTTTGGACCTCTACGCTTACCAGTAGTTTTTTTAGTATTAGCCATATAACAATTATAGCATATGAATACTATTTTTCAACTATATCAGTCAATGTAAAATTAATTTTTTCAGATTTATAAATTTCTTTTCTTTTTTCTGAATGACGGTCACCATATTTTAATTTATCTGCAAGATCTATAATAATTAATTTATTTTTACTTTCATGCAATCTTAAACCTCTACCAATCGATTGTATTGTTCTTATAAAACTTTTACCCCCTGATGCAAACATAATCATATGTATATTTTTAATATTAACCCCGGTACTAAAAATAGAACTCATTGCAATACATATAACGTCATTATTAGTTTCCATTATTTTTTTAATTTTATCTCTTTCTTCTACATCAACTTCACCTTTAACGAAATAAACTTTCTTATTATCAATTTGAGATAAGTTATCAAATAATGCATCTCCATGTGCTAAATGATTAACCAAAATAAGAGAATTATTATTAAATTTAGAACATATATTTTTAATAACATTATTTCTATAATTATTGGTATATATAAAATCTAATTCTGCTTTAAAATTATTACCACCACTTACTACAAGAGGTTTATCTTTATAGCCTATATTGATAACCTTAATGTCTACGTTAGTTAGATAGCTCTCTAACCTAAGTTCATAACTATCCTTATCGTATATCACTTTACCCAATTTACCAATGACATTCCATTGCTCTGGTTTATCATCTGGTAATGTACCAGTTAAACCAAATTTATTAAAAGTATGTATTTTATTTACCATCTTACTAATTTTGTTTGATTTTTTTATCGTATGACATTCATCAACCACTAAAACATCGATATATTGTATCCAATCATTATCATCAAACTGACTCTGCAATATACCCCGATTAGCTATAATACAATTGGCAGTTAAATCAGGTTTTATTTTACCAGTCCATCTGGTAAATTTAAATAATACATTATATTCTATAAAATCATTAAATGTTTGATTAACTAAACCGAGATCAGGTACCAATATTAAAATTTTAACTTTTGGATTATTAGAATAAAGACTCATTAACAATGAAGCAATTGTTAAAGTTTTACCACCACCAGTGCCTAGTTTTATAATACCTCTTCCAAATTTTAATGCTTCTTTTACTGAATCTAACTGATAATCTCTCAATGGAAACTTTAAATTATCATATGCCCTTTCTTCTTTATATGTTGGTTTAATAATGGGTAAAATATCTTGGTCTATTTGATAATCTGTATTAGGGTATTCTAGCTTTATATGACTTAAAATATCGAAAAAAAGACCCGGTTCAAAGAGACCTGTGGGTGTTATACAATATACTCTAGAGTTAGAATAAAATCTCGACCTCCCTCTCATTCTAAAACGAGCTGTTTCATCCTTTACACTAAAATGTTCTCGTATATCATCTAAATCATCTGTTATTAATCTAATTTTTTCTTTAACTAATTCAAATTTCATTATAATTGTTCCATTTTCATTATTTCAATAATATTCTTAATATCGAAACCTACAGCACTAAATGTTTTTTCAGTTTTTTCTAAAAACTCAATAATTAATTCCTCATTACTAATTTTTTCAGATATTTCTTTCATTTTTTCATGTCGGTAACTTGCTTTTTCTGCTACCGGTATAGTGACTTTAACAGGGCTTTCTTCTATAATTTTTTGAACCACTTCTTTTTTTACTGAATCTCTAAGTATTCTAAGTTTTAATAGATTTTGTTTATGTCTTATTAATTTAGATACCCAATAATGCTTACGTGCTGGTGCTTTCATCGATGAATCTTTAAGATTAAATTCATTAATTTGTAAATCTTTTTCTATTTCATCTATATATTGGTCTAATAAACTCACTTATTAATTATAAA